AAACCGTTATCATCTTTGTTAACTGCGTACAGTCCAATCTTTTTATTAATACACCTCAAGTATCCAACTTTTGCTAAGTCCCTGATAGCTTTCTTTAAAGTCTCAACACTGCAGCCACCCCCGTCATCTTCAAATATCGCATCAGCCAAGGTATTAATCTTGAACGTTTTATCCATGAAATCAGCACGCATTGCAATAAAGTCCATGATAATTTTTTGTTTCTTCTGTTCAGCATTCATAATATTACCGTTCTTCTCGCCCATGAACTTCACGTCAAGCACACCATCAATTTCTTCAAACTGGTATATGATAGGGCTGTGTGATTTGTTATCCCTAGACTTACCCTCAGTGATCTCATATTTATTAGCACCAAGCACTGGTTGTTTAACTTGCCATATGACATCACACTGCCCCGTTAAATCTGACGACCCCCTTAAACTATATCCACCACGACCCTCAGCGTTCTTACTATAGTGGTGTATCATCATGAACGCGGTTTTCTTGTTTAGTATTGGTTGTATATTTTCATCGAACATTTTAGCCACATCACCAGCGTCATTCTCACTACCCTTAAATATTCTAGTGAATGAGTCCGCAAAAATCACATCAGGCTCGAAATCATTAATAGCTTTAATCATTCTAGTGAAACCTAACGGTGAGAAGTCAAGCTTTTGCATCACATGAAACCTTATGTTTTTTAGGTCATCATCATGTACATCATTAAACATCTGGTCGAACCTTGTTTTAATCCGTTGCAGTCTTGATTCCTGATCAATGAACATCACTCGGCATTTACGTTTTATCGTCCTACCCATAAAATCACGTTTAGTTATTAAGCATTTAGATGCGTGTAGTGCCAGCCATGTTTTTGAGCACCCTGGTACACCAGCAATAAACCCATAACCATTCTCGATCAGCATGTCTGGTATCAACCATTGTATCGGTTCTATATCTGCCTTTAGTAGCACGTTACCATCCCACCCAACTAAATCCTGAGTATCTTCAATCTGTGTAATTAGTTCAAGTGAGTCCATTACTTTTCTGAATGTCTCTTTCGATAGTCTTGCTTTTAGCCCCATCGCTCCTTTAATTTCTGAATCGTTCTTTTCAAACGTGGTCTTCACTACGTTTATCCTTTCCTTTACATCCGTATCGTTATTAGCTTTGCATATGTCTGTTATTATTTGTATACACGACACCATCCCATATCCTTTTCGTCTTAGTACCGCTGTCAGTGATAACGCCAGATATTGTCTGTTTCCTGACCCCCACTCTGGTGATATTGCCTCTACTATTTGTTTAGTGTTCAGTATTTCCAACCCGTTCAATGTTTCAATGTTTGTTGTTGTCCGTTGTATCGTGAACGTTTCTGCTTCTGGTATATATCTCGCATCTGTATCATGTGATACATAACACGCTCTTGAAATATCTTTAGTATTCTCGTCTATTGTTATTCCTTTTGCTTTATAATATTCTTCGAGTGCGTACCAATATTCTTTATACTCTCTGTCGGATTTTACTATTGGTATCCTAACTCCAGTTTTATACCCATCGCCTGATGGTCCTTCAAATAAGAATAATGTATATGGGTCTGATAATAGTTTACGTTTCACGTCCACCATTTCATCTGGTGTCAGTCCGTCTATATCTATTGACGCTACTCCTGTACCTGTTATTAGTTTAGCTCTCGCTCTCTCTGTGAAGTTACCCGCGAATGTTATATAATCTAGTTTTTGTTTAATTGCGTTTCTTTTTGTTTTGTTACTTTCTCCTGGGTATTTCCTAATTTCTGTTATTACTTCTTTATATTTATCCGATTCTATTATATCTATTACTTCTTCTACAGTTGGTTTATGTTCATCTGGTATTAGGGTTTTAATTCCATCCCTATAAAAATCAACTGTTTTTTGTATCATTTGACATCTCCTTAACTGTCATTTCTTTATATTCGTTAACAGTTATTTCGATATTGGTATCTTCATGCCAATTGGCAAATTTTGTGATATCCACTGGTATAATAAAGACCAAACTCCCACCTATTTTTTGTAATTTTCTTTCAAATATCATAATTTTTCACGCTCTCTTTTATTTATTATTATTAACCTAAGTTAAATTGGGTATAATTTGTTTATAAATGTTGTCTTATGTATGAATCTCCTCCGTTGTTAAGTGTATTAATATCTAAGATGTCTCAGCTTGCCGATGGGTTTCAGCTTGCCAGCTTGCCAATTGGCAAATTGTCAAGATCGGCAAGATAGATTAAAGTACAAATATTGGGGTTTAGAAGGGATGTGCTTTAGGTTGAGGTTGACTGGAACAAAAAGAAAGCTTATCATCTTTATCTTTCCCCCTCTTTATAGAAGAGGGGAAAGATAGCAAGATAAGATTGTTGGGTAAAATAAGATATAGATTGTAATATATATTTAGAATTTGACTAATTATGTTTGGAAAGATTTATTAAGTGTTAACAACTAATAAATGTATGAGAGGTAGTGGTAAATTTTATTCTGATGATAATCCTAGAGTACATATTTCGCTGAGAAAGAAAACAGTGGACAGACTGAGGAAAGTCAAAAGATCATATGATGATGATAGAGTAAATGCACTACTGGACTATGCGGAGGAAGAAAGTTAACTATAGTTAACCGTTTTATAAGCGACAAATGATAAGAGACAAGATACAACTAATTCCCACGAGTAATATATTGATGTATGCTAAGAATAATAAGAAACACCCAGATGCTCAAGTTGAGCTGTTAGCATCAAATATTAAAGAATTTGGCTTTACATCACCTCTATTAGTTGATAAGGATTATAATATAATTGCTGGTCATGGTAGATTCTTGGCAGCTAAGAAATTAGTAATGACTGAGCTACCTTGTATTGTGATAGATGACCTAACAGACGCTCAGATCAAAGCTTTGCGTATTTCTGACAATAGAATTGGTGAACTGGCACAAACAGACTGGGAAATGTTAAAGTGCGAAATTGAGGATTTAAACGCCCTAGATTTCGATACAGCATTAACGGGCTGGAATCTTGATGATGTTGATGAACAGCTACCAGATGAATTTCAGGAAGATGTAAAGGAAGACGACTTCCAACCACCCAAAGAAGCAAAGTATGAAGTAAAAGAAGGTGATGTTTGGCAACTGGGAGAACATAGGCTTATGTGTGGCGATTCAACTGATTACGCTAGAGTGTGCGAACTAACAGAAAATAATAAAGTTGACATGGTATTTACAGATCCACCTTATAATACAGGGATGAGTGAAAAATCAAATGAAGGCTCAACCAGGTTGAGCCATATGTTTAATGATTCGTATACAGATGACGAATGGGATAAATTCATGAAAGCATTTTGTGTTAACTACTATGAAATATTAAAAGATGATAGTGTAGCGTATATATGCTTAGATTGGCGTAGAAGCTATGAACTAATACCTAATATCAAACAAGCAAACTTTAAACTAAGCAATATAATTGTATGGGATAAAGTTGTACATGGACTAGGTAGTGATTATAAATATACTTATGAGTTAATTCATGTTTGTAAGAAAGGTAAACCTGATATGCAAACACATCAAGGTGATAGAGAATATTCAGATGTGTGGCATATCCAAAGAAAGATGGGTAAAGATGAGGATCATGCAACTAAAAAACCTTTAGAGGTTTGTGCTAGAGCAATCAGACATAATCCAAAATCAAAGACAGTCCTAGACTTATTTGGTGGTTCAGGCTCAACATTAATAGCGTGTGAACAATTAAACCGTAAGTGCTACATGATGGAATTAGACCCATATTATTGCTCAGTAATAATTGAACGATATGAAAAACTAACAGGGAAAAATGGCAAAAAAATCAACTAAGAAAGTAATTAGAAATCACGATAAACTAACACCGTTTAAGGCTGGTGAGGAAAGAACTAGGCTTATGGCTATTAAAGGTGGTAGTGTATGCTCAAAGAACAAAAGCATAGCCAGACGTTTAGACCGACTAAGAGAAAAGGGTATGAACGATGATACTGCAAGGCGGTTATTTGACATACTTACTGATGCTGATTATTCCAACTTTGATGGTCTTACATGGTTAGAGAAATGTAGGGCTAACGCTAAAACTAATGAAGAATCATTAAAGGTACTGAAGGTCAAGAATGAGTGGCATAAGCTAGCTCATGGAACGAAAGAGCAACGTAACAATATCAATATTAACGTCAATATGATGGACGATACTGAGAAGGAGTCTATCATATTAGAATTGGAGGAAGATGAAGAATGAAATTTAAATTTAAGATACCAACACTTGAAAGACTAGTTAAACCACTGAAGTTCTGGGAAATTATACTATTCACATACAAGGAAGCCTGTGTGGCACACAGAAACCCGCCAAAAATCGTACTTATGATTGTATCGCTGGTACTTTACCCTGTTACAATAATCGTGTGGTATACGTTCTTTATGTGGTTTCTACAAAAAGATGATACTGATAATGCTGCTTTTCTTTTATCAGTGTGTCTCAAACAGCTTGAAATAGCTAATTTCATACGACAATATGACATGGGAACAAACGATATAGACGAACTAGCATCAATATACGCAACTTTATATAATGACGAGGGTGTGTTGGACGAAGCCGTAATAGATAGTTTAACAACCATATATAACAATTTACGAGTAGATTGATCACACTCATGTTTTTCATCTCCGAAAAATGAATTTACAGACCAGGGTGGTTGACCTCGCCTTTAGCACGATGTTTGCCGAGTCGTGTGGTCGTGCCTCGGCTTTTATGGTGATTGATAATGAAATTTAAGGATAGAGTAAAACTATTGCCTTGGTTTTTTAAAGAATCAAAAAGCTACATGACAGGATATAGAGTATCTTATTGGCAATGGGTAAAAGCAACGTGTAAGTGGTTGCTTGTAAAATGAGGTGATTGAAGATGAATGAGATGGAATATTATTTAAAAGTTGCAACAATGAATGTAATATATTGCATAATGTTAGGTATATTAAAACTGTGTTCAGTTAGTTTTGATGCACTATACTTTCATTTAGGTCTTTTAATGGGAACATTGCTAATATTACTGTACAAATTGCTAACTAGTTAGGTGATTGAAGATGAATGAATATAAATCAAAAACAATTTCATATCTTATATTTACAATTGCTTCAGCAAGCATTGTTGCGTATGGATATTATTATGAATCTTTGAAATATGTGAATTATGCGGGATTTATTTTGGTTGCAGTGGTATTGTATTTAATATTAATGGAATTAACCATAATTAATAAGAGAATAAAAAATTAAGCTCAATTGAGAACTAGCCCAAGGTCGGTTCACCTCCTACCTAAAATCACTGTTTGCCGAGGTGTGGGCGAATCGGCTTTTATTATGTCATCGAGGGCGGAGTGGCTCAAACCCACGTTAAAAAATGGCTAACCAAAACTTATATGGCAAATCGGGCGTCCTGATGGACTAGAGACTTGCATGGTTCGAATCCATGCCGATGACAGGTTTTGCCAGTACCTTAAACTGGTTTTCACAGTCCATATTATGGCCACCCAGTTACGACGAGTAGCAACATTAACACCACTTATTCTATGCTCGTCGTAACTTTTTACAATAAACTTTATTAACGCAACTAACTCAAATTATTATAAGAGGTGTGTGTAATAAAAATAAGTAGGAAAACTCTAAAGAAATTATTCGTCAAGTATAAAGGTGATGACGAAAAGCTTAAACAAATGTTAGAGTTTGTTTTCCGTGATCCAAAAAACATTGGATTGTTTGGTAAATTTTTCTTTCCAGATCAACTTAAATCTAAAACACCACAGTTCCACGACAGTATATATGACTTCTTATTCAAAGACGCAAACGGTGCGTTAGGTGCACCAAGAGGACATGGTAAATCAACAGTGACTGGGCTAATATTTCTTATATTCTGTGTAGTAAACAAAATTGAGAAATACATAGTGTATGTGTCACAGAACCACGCAAAGACGGTGCAGTTCCTAGACCCAATCAGGTATGAGTTCAAGAACAACTCACGGCTGAAGTATGTGTATGGCAACGCGAACATGAAGTCTAAGACTGACGTAGAATCTGGTAGAGATAGAGAGGATTGTTTTGATGTGATGGGTTGCCGTGTAGAGGCGGTGTCATTCGAGAAGAACCTGAGAGGGTTCAAGGATGAGAAGAACAACAGGCCAACACTAATCATTGGTGATGATATCGAGGACGATATGCGAGTGCTTAACCCTGAGCTGAGAACTAAAGACTCAAACAAACTTAACAAGATCATCATACCATCACTAGATATTGATGGTCGTTTCAAGATGATCGGAACTATGCTGCATCACGATTCATTATTAGCAAAAAAGATTAAATTATTTGATGGTGAAATATTTAGGGCGTGCGATGAAAACTTCGAGAACATCCTATGGCCAACTAGATTCACTAAAGACAAGCTTCTTAAAATCCATCATGACATAGGCTCAATAGCATTCCAGCAGGAGTACCTTAATAACCCGATTGATACCACATCCTCGTTGATCAAGCGTGATTGGGTACAGTCTTGTTTTAGGGATGATATCTCGGCCGAGGACGTACATGACATGGAGTTCGAGATGAAAACATTAGGTTGCGATTTCGCATTCTCGGATAGGAACGCAGCCGATGAGTCAGCGTTCGTTGGCTTGGGTAAGCGAGGTGAACATTATTATCTGCTAGGTTCTAGGAAGTATAAAGGGTTGTCTTTATCCGAGCAGATGAAAATAATAACTGATGAACTTGCCCAGATTCATATATTCGATTACATTGGCTTAGAGGAAAATTCTATCAAGTCAATCACTAAAGATATTGGCAGTTATAACCTGCCCATTAAACTGTTCTGGACTGGCTCAGCTGATCCAGCCAGTAGGAAGAAGTCAGACTATGACTGGTCACAAAAACGACACACCGTCGGTAAGATTGCTTTAATTAACAGGCTCGGTGCAGCCTTTGAGGCTAAGAAGTTCATCATACCATACAAGACTGATCGTGATAAACAGATCGCTGATCAGATCATGTCGGAGTGTACATCATATGCGTTAGCGGATGGTAAGTTAGTTGAGGCTGGTATTCACCCTGATATCCCGATTGGTTTGGGTTATGCTTTAGAGTTGATTGATCAGCAGCACAAGGTTTATTTTAGCTTCGCATCGAAGGGAAGAAAATGAATAAAGTAAAAGAATTTATATCACTAATAGGTGTTAGTACAGAAGATATTGCTAGATTTAAATCTGCATGGGATAAGGCTAAACCAACACCGTTGTTAATTGATGATGACTATAAATTATATTTTAGTTACGGAGGAGGAGAAAGAGAATGATTGAATATATATGTGATATGTGTAATGATAAAATACACTTTACTAAAGTGTATTATTTGCAAATGAGAGGTGGTGGTTGCGGTAACTTGGCTATACCTCGTAATGACCCAATACATGTGTGTGGTGGGTGTTTGTCTAAATTTACAATAATACAAAGGATGAACCCAAAGGAGAAAATAGATGACGATTTTGACGATGACACTGTTTCAACATTAGTGTATAATGAAAAAAAGGGGTACATAAAAAATGATATCAAATGAATTGGTAAATTATTTAGAGAAAGAATTTGAACAAAACGAATCCATGGTTAATGCAATCAAAGCAATACGTTGTCGTGAAAAAGATATAGAGTATCATAGAAAATGTATTATTGCATGCGAGAACGTAATAGATGAATGTAAAGAACTAATAGCAGAAGAGTTGGAAAACAAAAAAGGGGTACATAAAAAATGACTAAAATGAAAGTATTAGATGAGTGCGATAACGGTCTGTGTATATCAGATTTCATCGAAAACTACATAGAAAATGACATGAAATATATATGCCTTACAGAAAACGCATTTAGAAGTTTATGTATGATAGATGTGAGCAACGTTGATCTAGGTATTCTAACATGGAGAGGAACTAGTATAGTATTTAGCAATGACAGGAATTGAGTATTTGAGGTGTCCGTACTGCGGATTTTTTAAAGGGATGCACGGCAAGAAGCCACCAAGAACAACGGGACATTACAGAGTAAAAACATTCAACAACACGCTGATATTTTGTTGCAATAGATGCAACAAGTCATTTAGGTTTAGGCTACATGGATCAGTGATAATGTGGGCTGATATGACCACTGCCGAGCGTGGAGCGTTCAGGCAACAAAAATATCGAGAACGAAAAAATGAAACAACCAGAGATTAAAGAAACAACAACTTTTACAAAGTCCAAAGACGGTTACCTATGCGTAACTCACATCAGAGAGATGGACTTGATGATGCCACAGGGCGACGATTTCAAAAAGGTAGGGTTTGATATTCAAACTACTATGCAAACAATTGAAGATTATAAGCTGTACCTTGATTACATGGAGACACAACTTAAAAAAGATGAGACTGACCTTGAGAAGAATGAAAGATTATTAGAGTCAGTACAAGATATCAATCATGAGATTATTGAGCCAGAGCTGTTAGTTGCACTACGTAAGACGATTGACAAAGGATCAAAAACATTCAAAACGCAAACAGTAAAACTAGCACAGTACATCACTAAGCTTGATCGTAAGGCTACGGCACTGAAGAACAAAGAGTTCATCACACCAAGAAGAGACAGTCTTAAAGAAAAGATAGCAGAAATCAAAGAACTTATGGGCTAAGTGACACTGGTTTTAAAAAGAATTTTTCCTATAATTTAATTACTTAACAAATTTGATGAGGACTAAATTATGGGTTTTTTTGATTATATAACATCGTTCGGAAGAATAGAAACAAAAGCAGTGGAAGGAAAACAGGGTGCATTAGCAGGTAGAGAGGCAAAGGGACAAGATATCTTTAAAGCGTACATACCTAATTTCTTGTATAGGCCACCATATGGTATGCCAAGAAAAGTAAACACAAATCTACTAAAGACATTATCCAAAAACCCATACGTATTCTCAGTAATTAAAACTTTATCAGACGAGGCGACATCACTTGATTGGTCGATACAAGTAAAGGACGAGTATAACGATAAAGACCAGGACTACGAAACTAAGATTAGCGAAGTAACGAAATTTTTTAAAAATCCAAACGGAAACGAGCAAAGCCTTAACCATATATTTAGGCAACTTATCACTGACATCTGTGAGACAGATTCAGCAGTACTTGTTAAGGTATTCAACACTAGTGGAATAATGCAACAGATATTTGCTAGGGATGGATCATTATTCTTGAAGAACCCAGACATCTACGGGTACATGGGAGACCGTCAGGATTTTGTAGCACCATTACCGAGCACATTTACGTCTGCTGGAGTTGATCCAAACAGACCAATGACCGATCAGGAAAAGCTGATGGTCAGAAATTACGATTATTTATACAAAGGTAACGCAGCATACTTTCAGTATGGTTGGACGGCTGGTTCAATGCCAGTACCATTCGGTAGACGAGAGATCGTTTACATGATGCAAAACCCGAGGGCAGACTCAATCTATGGTAGATCACCGATTGAAGTATTACAGGAAACTATACTTAATTTGATTTACGGTATCGAGTTTAACCTTGATTTCTATACTAACAATAACATGCCTGAAGGAGTTATCTCCCTGTTAGGTGCTAACCAACAACATGTAGAACAGTTCAGAGAAAACTTCGAGGCACAGTTTAAATATAAGGATTCGATGGGTAACAAAAGAAAGAAATTCTTTACCTATCCAATCTCAACATCAGAGGTAGCGTTCACGCCTTTCCAGTTGTCTGCAAAGGACATGGAAATAATTACACAGCAAGAGTGGTTTACAAAACTAGTCTGGATGTGTTTTGGTGTAACAGCTGATGAGATGGGGTTCACTGAAGACTCTAACAAGAGCGTAGGTGAATCACAGATTAAGGTGTTCAAGCGTAAAGCATTGAAGCCACTATTGAATGTTCTGAAGTATCATTTTGATAGTCAGATCATGCCAGAGTTCTTTAACGATGGTTCTGGTGAGATTCCAGACTTTGGTGACACACCACTAGAGTTTGTGTTTGAGGTTACTGATCATGACGAAGACATGAAGGAGCTACAGAAGGCACAGCTTGAGATCAACATGGGAATTAAAACATCTAAGATGGTAGCTATCGAGCGTGGTATCGACATTGATATGTTAGAGGAATCTAAGCAGGAAGCGATGGAAGAAGCACAAGAGATGATGCCAGAGGAAGAGACAGAGCCAGAAGTTAAACCAAAATCTGAGCCTGAGGAAAAGGCGTCAAACCCTTTGAAGGAAATTGATAATTACATAGATGATATTGGTAAGGCTCTTATTGACGCAATTGATAAGATACCTGAAGGTGATCAAACACTATGAATATAGAAACAAAAAACATAATTGACTGGATAGTAAATAAGCTTATGAAGATTATATCGCTAGGCCAGTTCAAGCCAAAGGTTGATGAGTTCATTACGACTGAGTACCGTAAGGGTATGGAGAAAACAGAGAAACAGTTAGACATGAACTTGATACCACAAGACGAGGATATCAAGTTCCTTAATAATTATGTATTTGACAACATGACGCAGCACACTGACCAGGTTGGTGAGGATTTACGTCAAGAGTTATCGAGAGGAATAATGAATAAAGAATCGATAGCGAAAATTAAAACACGAGTACGAAATGTATTCAAAGATAAAAAACATTTAAACAGACTGAAGGCAGTTGTGCGAACTGAACAAGTGAGAGCAAACAATAAGGGTGCGTATGATGGTGCAACACAAAGCGGGTTGAAACTAAAGAAATATTTAGACGTTACTATTGATGGTGTGACATCACAGATTTGTTTAGCAGAGCACAGGAAGTATGGTAGTAAAGAGAATGCGATAGCACTGGACAAAGAGTTCATAGTGAAGGTTGATAACAAAACTTATCGTGCACAATACCCACCGTTCCATCCTAACTGTCGGACAGTAGTAAAATTTGTGAGGGTAGATTAATGAAATTTGTAGTAGATTGGCAAACATTCGTTACTAAGTCAGGAACTGGTAACATATATTTTAGTGAGGATGAATACTCTTGGACTTTTTACAAAGTGGTGCAAGGATCAGAGTGCATGGTTAGTAAGGTAAACAAGTCCGAACAACCAGAGCAAAACATAATGTTTATTGACAAGTATGTCACGACTAACGCTAACATGATCAGAATCATAGGAATGTATAATGAGCATTACACAACTTTTAGAGAGGGCGGTGTGATTGCTGGTGAGAATTTAACACCAGTTGATGATTACGAGGTAGCTGAAAATAGCATTGAATGAGGAGTTCATAGTAAAGACCTTGACGGTTGATGAGTTCACTTACATTGGTATAGCTCCACGTGGATCAGCAACATCAGAAGCCGTGTGGCGAATAAAACGAATTGAAGACATCACTGGTGGTATCATCAGATTATACGCAGAAGGATCAGATAAATACGAGTACGTGTTTGATGATTATGCGACTTACACTTATAGCTAAAAATGGCAAAGACAAAATTATATGACAGCGAAGGTAATGTTTACTATATAGATGGCCCACTTCCAGTTAGTTTAGAGGAGGGCGACATCGAGATAGGTGCAGTTGAGATTAAGGATGCTACTACTGATAATCGTGCAACGGTAAACTCGTCTGGACAGTTACACACTGTGCTACGTGGTGTCGCTGACACTGGTAATTCAACAAACACTCCGTTGTTAGCTGATGCAACATTTACTGGTACTAGCATTGATACTTTAGATTATTCAGCCGTTACACTTGTAATTCACAGTGACGTGGCCAGTGCTACAGACGGATTAATGGTACAATACTCATCAGATGAAGTTGATTGGCATGACGGTGAATCTTACACTATTCAGGCTGGTGCTACTAAGTTCTTCACACCAACGATGCAAGGGCAGTACCTAAGAGTAGTTTATACTAACGGTGGTAGTGACCAGACAGACTTCCATATCCACACAATACTAAGAAAATCTCCTATTAAGTGGAGTTCGCATAACATTGAAGAGCCTATTACTGATGAGGATGATGCTGAGTTAGTTAAGGCGGTAATCACTGGTAAGAAAGCTGATGGTGACTATGACAACGTGAGCCTGACTAACGGCGGTAACATGAAAGTATCCATTGAGGAGTTTGAAGACCAAGTAAGTACTAATGGTAACACACAGCTTAATGTTACTGCATACGATAGTAGCGGTGTTGAGATATTTGTTGATGGTAACGTGATTGGTGACGTGAACGCAATCCAATCAGGCACATGGACGATATCACTACCAACAAACGCATCCACTGCATCTAATCAGACTGATGGTTCACAGAAATCACAGGTTGTTGATAGTGATGGTACAAGTTTAAGCGTTGCCAGTGATGGTGTTAATAACGCTTCATATTCACAGAAATCAAAATACAAAATTATTATTGATGACACAACAACGACTGACATTACATACATCGGAAAGGCTGCTTTAGGCACTGCTACTTCCGCTGCATCATGGCAGATCACAAGAGTCGATGACTCTTCAGGTACAGAAGTAATAATTGAGATGTGTGACGGCGACGACAGTTTTAATAACGTGTACGACAACAGAGCATCCTTATCCTATTCATAAAATGACAATCGTATTTATTAAACTAACAATGGTTGCGACAACCGAAGAAAGCTTAACACCAATAAAGACTTACATTGAATCTAATGTATCACAGGAATGTTGCTCCGAGTACTGTAATACGTACACATCACTCTTAACAGAAGATGACATTAATGTTGGTGAGTGGAATTACGATTTTAATATTTACGTAGAGACCGATTTTAATTACAATGATTGTTTGGCTGGTTTAAAATCACAGTTGGATAGCTTAGACAAGACTAATGTAAACTCAATAGAGTTAATTAAAGTTCTTGAGTGTCACCACGACAGTGCTCAAAGTAATACGCCGTGTGTTCCTGAGTATGAATATGTGTGGAGGTCATAATTAAATGGCATCGACACTATTAAATGGCTTAGTATCATATTGGAACTGCGATATGGATAGCCCTACTTCAATTGTAGACTCGGTTGGTTCTAATAATATATTATTAGTTGGTGCTACGTATACTGCCGCTGGTAAAATAAATGGTGCATATAGCTTCGATGGTGTCAATGATTATGGGTATGTGACGCATAATACTAGTTTCAACATGACAAACATCACTGTCGGTGGTTGGTTCTATTTGAGTTCAACTATGACAACAGCCGATAACTTTATTTCTAAAGTTAATGTTGGTTCACAGGGTTGGATGGTGTACATAGATAGTACTAATAATCAAAAAGTGTTTTTCTTCGTATACGGTCTATCAGGTGGAACAAACACGGTGAGTACAACTAATCTGTTGATAGATACTTGGTATCACGTTGTATGTACGTATGATGGCTCTAACATTAAAGTATATATTAACGGAGTTAACGAAGGTACTACAGCGGCAACTGGTAACTTAGTACCTACAAGCAATAGCCTTCTTGTGGCAAAATA